ACAGGTTTTGCAGCCGCTGGTGGATCAACAGGTGCTGTAGGTAGTAAATCCCCTGTAGCAAGTAAAAATGATATGGGCGGAAAGGCTGTTAATATTACTAATGATGGCTCTGAAGGCGATCATGGTGATATTGCTGTTAAAGAAGAAAACGTAGGTAATGTAAATGTACCAGGCGGAACAGCAACAAAGAAACAAACAAATGTTTCGGCATCAGAGCAAATTACATAACACAAGATCACAAATAGATTCAGTAGTTAGAACTAATTAGGAATATGAATGGGAATATTGGTAGAACAATTAACATTTGATCAGGCTAATATAAAAGTAGAATCCGTTATGGCCGACAATGGCGATAAAAATCTCTTTATGCAAGGGGTTTTTATACAAGGTGACGTCAAAAATCAAAATCAACGGGTTTATCCTATTAACGAAATTCATCAAGCGGTAAAATCGCTTAAAGAGAAAATTAATTCAGGGTATTCGGTATTAGGAGAAGCCGACCATCCAGAAGATCTAACAGTTAATTTAGATCGGGTTTCTCATGTAATTCAAGAAATGGATATGCGTGAGTCGGATGGTGTAGGAAAACTTAAAATTTTACCAACACCAATGGGTAATCTAGTTAAAACACTATTAGAAAGTGGTGTTAAACTAGGTGTAAGTTCTCGGGGATCAGGCAACGTCGGAGACGGCGGCAAGGTTTCCGATTTTGAAATTGTAACAGTTGATATTGTTGCACAACCGAGCGCACCGAATGCGTATCCAGATCCAATATATGAAAGACTGGAAAATTACAAACAAGGTAAATCATTATTAGAATTAGCTGAAGCGGTTCGGTATGACAGTAAAGCGCAAAAACACCTTACTAAAGGGATTGTTGGTTTTATCAGCAGTCTTAAAATTTAGGAGAATTTTATTATGGCAGACGCTTTTGAAGAATTATTAGGTGGTGACGTCCTGTCGGAAGATGTTAAAACTTCTTTAACAGAGGCTTGGGAAGTAAAACTTACTGAGGCTCGTGAGCAGATTACTAATGAGATCCGCGAAGAATTTGCAGGTCGTTATAACAACGACAAAACGCAAATTGTAGAAGCAATGGATAACATGTTGACCGATGCTATTAAGCAAGAGGTTGAGGAATTTGCACATGATAAAGGAGCATTAGTTGAGGCACGAATTCAATACAAACAAAGAATGCGCGAACACGCAGGAGTATTGGATACGTTCTTAATGAACGCTCTTAAGAAGGAAATAACTGAACTTCGAGAAGATAGAAGCACCCAAGGCACAAATTTTAAGAAATTAGAAGGATTTGTCTTGAAACAGTTAACAAAAGAGTTGAATGAATTTCATAGCGATAAACGATCTGTTGTAGAACAGAAGGTTAAACTCGTTAAAGAAGGAAAACAACTTTTACGTGACACAAAAGCTAATTTTGTTAGAAAAGCAGCCAAGAAAGTAGAACACATTGTTGAAAGCACACTCAGAGGAGAGATTGGTTCTTTGAAAGAAGATATCAAATCAGCCCGAGAAAATGCTTTTGGAAGAAAAATGTTTGAAGCTTTTGCGGCAGAATTTATGACAAGTCACTTAGCTGAAGGGACAGAAGTTAAAAAACTGTCCTCTAAAATTAAAGATCTGGAAGGAACACTTGAAGAGGCGCAAGTACAAATTTCGTCTAAACAAGTACAAATTTCAGAAGCACAAAAACAAACTCGCATAGCAGAAGGTATTGCAAAGCGAGATAAAGTATTATCAGAATTGCTCGACCCACTTTCGAAAGATAAGCGGGAAATTATGCAGGATCTGTTAGAATCAGTTCAAACAGAGAATCTTAAGCGGCAATATGAGAAATATTTACCAACAGTTCTTAATGAAAATGTTAAAAAAGAAACAAAAAGTACAGTTTCCAAAAAAACATTAAAAGAGAATGTACAGCCAAAAGCTAGATCACAGAAAACTGTGATAACAGGTAATAAACCAGTCCATGTATCCCCGGAAACGGTAGATGCACAAGCTGAAATTATTAACCTTAAAAAACTAGCAGGAATTTAATTTAAGGAGAATTAATTATGGCAGACGCACTATTTGAGTCAAACTGGCAACCGACCAAGGACGCTCTGTGTGAAGGACTTACAGGCAACAAAAGAACGGTAATGGAAACAACATTAGAAAATACACGTCAAGCACTGATGGAAACAGCAGGTGCAGGCGCAACTAATGCAGGTAACGTTGCCACTTTGAATAAAGTTATTCTTCCTGTTATCAGGCGGGTAATGCCTACGGTTATCGCAAACGAGCTTATTGGTGTACAACCAATGACTGGTCCAGTAGGACAAATTCATACATTACGGGTACGATATGCTGATACTAACGACGGTGTAACAGCCGGCGAAGAAGCATTAAGCCCTTTCAAGATTGCAAATACTTACTCAGGAGCACCAGCCGCTTCTAGCGCAACGGCTCCTAGTCCCACAGGGACAATGGAAGGAATTCCGGGTAATAAAATGTCAATCCAAATCTTAAAGCAAACTGTTGAAGCAAAAACACGCAGACTATCTGCACGTTGGACCTTCGAAGCATCACAAGATGCTCAGTCACAGCACGGCATCGATGTTGAAGCCGAAGTTATGGCCGCTCTTGCTCAAGAGATTACTACAGAAATCGATCAAGAAGTTATCGGTTCTTTAACATCTCTTTCAGGAACAGCAGTCGACACTTATGACCAAGCCGCTGTTTCGGGTACAGCAACTTTTGTCGGTGACGAACACGCCGCATTAGCAGTTCTAGTAAATAGAGCCGCTAATATCATCGCCGCACGTACAAGACGTGGCGCTGGTAACTGGGTAGTTGTTAGTCCAT